AATACTGGTGGCAAAAAACGAGGACAAAGTTTTCAATTTGTAAACATAACCCAAAAAGAAAGCAGCAAAACATTTGAAGGCATAGCGAGGGCAATGGCTGAACAATGGTCATTAGCTTGCTCATAAGAGAAAAGTATTTACAAGACGGTCATATAAAGGTAGCTTTTCTTTCATTTGATTTGATGGACGAAAAGAGAATATACGATATACTTAAGCCTGAAGGCAACGACCTTGTAAGAGGTAATTTTTATCATCAATACAAAAAGAATAAACCAATCAATCATGGATAAAATAGACTTAAAGCCATTTTTAGGACAAAACGCACATTGGCAAGTAAATAAAAAGATCGCTTCAATAGTGGGCATAGAGGCCGCTTTATTCCTTTCTTACCTTATTGACAAAGACGGTTTTTTTAGTAAAAGCTATGTGGTAATAGGTGAAGATGAATACTTTTTTCTTTATTCTGGAGACATAGAAGTAGAAACTACATTGTCATACAAAGTTCAAAAAAAGTGTATATCGATCCTAGAAAATGAAGGGATGATAAAGACCAAATTGATGGGAATTCCGAGAAAACTATATTTTGCTTTATGTAAACTACATATCTTCCAAAAGGTAACTTACATAAATGCCGAAAGGTCAACTATTGAAATGCCAAAAAGCGAACTAATATATAAAGAACAAAATAATAAAGAATCAATATTAAAAAAAGAATATAAAGAGAGAGCTAAATCTTTCAAAACTTTTTCAATAGAAGATTTCCAAAACGAAATAAAACTAAACCGGGGGGCGGCCAATTTTTCAGCTCAAGACTGCATAGATTTTCACGACTATTGGACAGAAACGGACGCCAACGGAAAAATGAGATTTACGCGCGAAATAACATGGAACACTGACAAACGTATGCTTCGATGGAAAAAGAACGATAGAACGCAAATAAACGGCCAAAAAACCTCAACCAAGACCACTAAAGAAGATGTAATGAACGGTGGCAAAGATTTACTTTTAAAATACGCTGAATTAGAAAGGCAAAAAATGGGTAACAAATGAACATTAAACAATACAAAGAAACCTCAGTAAGAGGCCCAGAGGAATACAAAGCAAATTTTAAAGGCGTACAAGTACACCGAAACCCACCAATACTAGCACCGCTTGTTTCTGATGTTTACCTTATGGATAACATGGAGTTTATGTCTCAGTTTCCTGATAATTATTATGATTTGGCGGTTGTGGATCCGCCTTATGGGATAGGGGAGGCAAGTGCTAAAATACATACAAGGCATCATTCACAAAAGAAATACGCTATTAAAGACTGGGACAATGAGCCACCAAACGAAGAGTATTTTAGAGAACTGATAAGAGTATCTAAAAATCAAATTGTGTGGGGCGCAAATCACTTTATTGAAAGGATAAATAAAAACAGCAGTTGCTGGATTGTGTGGGATAAAGATGGATTTGGTGATCAAGCGGATTGTGAAATAGCATGGACATCGTTTAAAACCGCAGTAAGAAAGTTTAAATATACTTGGAACGGTTTTAGGCAACAGGATATGAAAAATAAAGAGGTGCGTTTTCATCCCACACAAAAGCCAGTAGCCCTGTATGATTGGTTGCTTAACAATTACGCGAAGCCAAATGATAAAATACTCGACACGCATCTTGGGTCGGGAAGTAGCCGAATTGCCGCCAACAAAGCAGGATTAGACTTTTACGCTTGTGAACTTGATCCAGACTATTTCAAAGAGCAAAATACTAGATACGAACTTTTTGTAAGACAACTAAAAATGTTTTAGAATGACAGAAATACAGGAATACAAACAAAGCATTTTACCAAAACGACTTGAAGACATGAAACCAGCCATGTCATTAAAGCAAGAGGTAGAAAAAAACGAATACCTAACGAAAGCCAACATTTTAAACATCATGTTAAAGTGGCTTGCTTTGAACGTAAAAGGCCGATCATTGACCGAATCCGAGCAAATGGATTTGATAATAGATCATTTCATAACATTTTGCTCAAATCTGGAATTGCAGGAAGTGGAATTTATATTCAGAGAGGGCATTAAAGGCCGTTACGGTGTTATTTTCAACGCTATTGATATTGACACCATTTGCGGAAAAGATGGATGGATAGAGCTATACTACAAGCAAGACCGATCAAAGCGACCGGAACAAAATGAAGTCTTACAAATTTCAGAACCAAAAGGCGAAGTAGTAACTGAACGCCAATTCTTAAAAAACAATCCAGAAATAAAAAGGCAAAAGAAAGTCTTCGAGCTGCAGCAAAAAATCAGAGATAAAAAGATAAGTCCAAGCAAGTACGATCTAAAGTATATTTTCAAATTACTAGGATATACGCAACAAAACTACTTTGCGCAATTGGCTAAAATAAAGCAAGACTTCGAGCAAAGCGAGTACAGGCATTGCACAACTTTAAAAAAGTACGGCAACGAAAGGATTAGAAATATAATTTTATCAATAAAAAAAGAATAAATATTAGTTTATTAGTATAATATGTTTTACATTTGATAAAAATTAGAAAGATGGAACAAAAAAAATGCTGCGACATATTCCCACTCATAAAACATCAATTCGAATGGATGGCATTTAAAGACGAAGGAACTCTACTTATGCCACACTTTGTGGTAAAAGGAAACAGATACAGGGTAAACAACTGCCCATCATGCGGAAAATATATAAGAGATATTCAAGTACCAATTAAAGAAATGGAATAAATGAAAAGCGAAAAACAAGAAGAAACTTCAATGAAGTTCATAGGGATCAGTTTGACAATAATTGGACTGGTAGGATTGTACTACATTTTAAAGGCTATTATGTTTTAGCCTATGGATAACCCTTATTAAAAAAAAGAAAATTATAAAAAATGGATATCGAGTGCCCATATTGCGAAAAAGAAATGGTTATCTGTCACGATGATGGATTTGGTTACGAAGAAGGAGTGAAACATCATTACACGTGTGATCACTGCGATAAATCTTTTGTATTTGAAACATCTATTAGGTTCTACTACGAGCCAGAAAAAGCAGACTGTTTAAACGACAAAGATCATGAATATAAAATTAGTTCTACATATCCGGCAGAATTTTCAACAATGATATGTAAAATGTGCGGAGACGAAAGGGAGTTAACAGAAGACGAAAAAACAGAACACAAAATAGGATCAAAAGAAGATTACTTTAAAAAACTATACGACCAATGATAATATTTTCAATAACAGTAGCAGTGATAATAATTTTTAGCAACAAGCAGGCAAAACGATAAGAATGGTACACACAATAGGTAAAAACATTCAGAAAGCAAAAGAGGATTTTATACTAAATCTAAAATTGCTTCGAGCAAGCAAAGATTTGAGCGGTAAAGATTTGGCCGAAAAAACAGGAATGGCAATTAAAAGAATTGCCGACTTAGAAGAAGGTAGAGTAAGCCCAACGCTCGTAGACTTAGTTTCTATAAGTACTTTTTTTAATATTAGCTATGATGATCTATTGGCCAAAAAAGCAAAAGTAACTTTTCAATAAAGCAAAACGATAAAAGCAATGAGAGAGATAAAATTTAGGGGAATAAGCGAAGATAATAGTGAATGGGTCTATGGTTATTATTTATCTGATATAGCTACAACGATAATTCCTTATGCCATCTATGCTAAACAAAAATTTCATAAAGTAGTACCTGAATCAATAGGTCAATTTACTGGCTTACACGATAAGAACGGCAAAGAGATTTATGAAGGGGATATATTAAAATGCGATGGATTAAGAATAGTTATTCAATATTCAGGATGCGCTTTCGAAGGAAGATATTTAGGCCCTCAAAAAGATCTATGGAGCCCCATTAGAAATAATAACTATCTACAATGGGTAGTAATCGGAAACATTCACCAAAATCCAGAATTGCTAAAGCCATGACCATGAAAGAAAAACTATACTTCGAAAACAAGCATGAAATTTATTGCTATCCATTATCCTATCATTTAGATTATGCAAAAGAAGAAGGATTAGAACAAATAACACTTTATGAGGCTATACAGGAAACAGTAGAAGGATTTCATTGGTGTATGTTTGACAAGCAGACTGTTGAAAAAGATGATTGCTGCAAAGCTATGTGTACGGATTACACTTCAAAGTCTGGTCGTGGTGTTTGCATGTATCGTGGTAAATTTTCAAAGGCAGGAAATGAGGTAAATTTTCAAGTAAAATGACACAAATCAAAATAAAAGACAATGACGGCAACATAATCGAAGCAATTTGCATCCATTTTTTCTATTCAGAGCCTAGGGGTAAAACCTTGGGCTTTTTGTTTTGTCCAAAAATGTGTAATTTTGTGGAATGAAACTATCAGAAATAAAGGTAAACAAATCTAACCCAAGAATCATAAAGGACGAGAAGTTCAAAAAGCTGATAAAATCTCTTGAGGATTTTCCAAAGATGATGGAGTTCAGGCCGATTGTAGTTAACGACGATGGTATGATTTTGGGCGGTAATATGAGATACAGGGCACTTTTAGATTTAGGATATAAAGAAGTTCCTGACAATTGGGTAAAGAAAGCCAGCGACCTAACAGACGATGAAAAAAGAAGATTCATAATAGTTGATAATCTTTCATTCGGTGAGCACGATTGGGATGCTTTGGCTAATGAGTGGGATAGCGAAGAACTGGAATCGTGGGGTTTGGATTTGCCTGATTTTAGCACAGATGAAATTTTAGAAGACGAACAAAAAGATTTATCTTCAAATATTGAAAATTTATATAGAATTGAAGTTATTTGCAAAGATGAAGAACATCAAGAAACGACATATAATAAATTAATTGAACAAGGATACGAATGCCGACTTTTGACATTATAAAAGAAGTAAAACCAAAGCAAACATTTAGAGTTGCATCGGTTGTGGGTAAATTTGATTTACAGTCAGAGCATATTATTGAGCGTTTTCAAGGAAATATTGATATTAATGAAGATTGGCAAATAGGATTAATAGTTGGTAAAAGTGGTACAGGTAAAACTACAATAGCAAAACAATTATTTAAAGATGCGTATATTACTAATTTTAAATATAATGCTGAAACAATTTTAGATGATATGCCAAAAGAATGTAGTTTAGAACAAATTACAAATGCTTTTAATTCCGTTGGGTTTTCAAGTCCACCAAGTTGGTTAAAACCTTATGAAGTTCTATCTAATGGGCAATATTGGTTATTACCTGATTGGGTTTTTAATACAGATACAATGACCTTTCAAAATTTTGAAGGGCAAAAAAAAAATAGACCAGAAATTAAATTCGAAATATTCCAAACAGCAGATAAGTCAATATGGAAAATGTTTGCTAAGCACCACTATTTAAGTCATACACACAATAATGCTGCAAATGTGTTTATAGCAATGATAAATGATGAAATTGCAGGTTTTTTAAGTGTATTACATTTTCCACATCCAAAAGCAAAAAATATTAAAAAAGTACATAGATTAGTTATTTTACCTGATTATCAAGGTGCAGGATTTGGAATTAAATTTTTGAATGAAGTAGGTAAAATTTATAAAACACAAAAACAGCGATATACAATTGTAACATCAGCACCCAGTTTGATAAATGCTTTAAAAAAATCAAAACAGTGGATTTGTAAATCAATAGGAAGGAAAAAAGCACATAAAGGCGACGCAATGCAAAAAAGCAGAATTACAGGAATGAAGACTGGTAGTGAAAATAGAATAACAGCATCTTTTGAATTAAAATAAAAAAATTAATATTATGGCATATGATAGAAAGAAAATATCTCAAGACTATACGGTAGTTGAAGGCATAAACTACGGGATGTCTTATTTTACACCTGAAAAAAGATTTAAAACAGAAAAAGAATTTGTTTCTAATTTTTTACTATCGTTGCCAGACACTGTTAAAAGAATTTACGGATTAGATATTGAGCATATTGAATTAGAAAGAACTTTTGATTTACTCGAATTTGATTTACCAAGACAAAGAGTAGATATTTATTGCACGACAAAGCAAGGAACAGATTTATTCATTGAGTGTAAGAATCCAAAAAACATAAATGCAGAGTTAAATAATTCAATAGGTCAAATGTTGAATTATCAGGTTATTATTGAAGCATTAAAAAAAGATACTAAATTAATACTTGCCACCAGCTTATATAATTTCTATCTGTTAAAAGTAATAAAGCGGTTCGGTTTAAAGCATGATGTAATTCTTCATAATAAAAACAATACCGCATTTATTTTAAATGATGAGTTATGATACCAGTAGAAAAACACATTGAGGATATTATAAACCTTATACCAAAGCACCCTATATTCACCTTTAAGGACATTTTTGTGTATTATAAGGGATGTACTCGTCAATGGGCATATACTTTAGGTATAGACAAAAATGACACAATAAAAGAGCTTGTTTACGATAATAAACGTAAAGGGGTTAGCTCATTGCTTGCAATGTGGGTTAAGTCTTCAAATCCTACTTTATCAATTGCTGCAATGCGTTTTTTATCAGATGATGATGAAAGGAAGATGCTATCAATGACACATACAGACGTTACTTCAGGAGGCAAAACCATCACAAGCCGATACGATGAAATGAGCGTTGAAGAAATGGAAGCCGAACTAGAAAGGGTAAAGAAGCTATAAATTGACGGTAAGGGAAGAACTTGAAATAAGGCATAAGATCATACTTAAAAAGGCCCAACAAGGTGATTTCATGTCTATGATATGCCACACTGATAAAAGCTACCAAGCACAAGACTTTCATAAAAGAATAGCGTCAGCACTACAAAGGTTTTTGATCGATCCTGACTTCAATAAGTTAGCGATATTCTTACCACCTCAACATGGAAAATCGGAGCTTACGAGCCGAAAATTTGCGCCTCACGCATTTGGAATAAATCCAGACCTTAAAATTGCCTTAGCTTCTTATAGTTCTGATCTTGCAAATTCATTCAATAGAGACATACAAAAGGTTATTGATTCGGACGAATATAGAGAGATATTCCCAAACGCAACTATAAACTCAAAGAACGTTGTTACCACTCAAAGTTGGTTAAGGAATAGCGAAGTATTTGAAATAGTAGGCAAAAAGGGCTTTTTTAAGTCTATTGGCGTTACTGGTGGCCTTTCTGGTGTTCCTGTTGACATTGCTATTATTGACGACCCCGTAAAGGACGATATTGAGGCTCAATCGCCAACGTATCGGGAAAGGGTATGGAACTGGTACATATCTGTTTTATTAGCTAGGTTGCACAATAAGTCAAAACAACTGTTAATAATGACTAGGTGGCACGAAGACGATCTAGGAGGCCGCATTTTAAACCCCAAGATAAACCCTAACGCGCACGAATGGCATGTGATAAAGATACCAGCCATAAAAGAAGACAATAGCGACCCCGAAGATAAACGCGCAATAGGTGAAGCGTTGTGGCCTGATAGACACAATCTAAATAAATTAGAGGCTTTCAAATCATTAAGCGAAAACATATTTCAGTCTTTATATCAACAAAATCCAGTTCCTAGAGGTGGTCTAAGGATAGCGCGAGAAGCATTCAAGATCGTTGACGAGCTACCTGTTAGATTTTACCAGCCTATTTTATTCATAGATGGGGCTTATACAGACAACCAAAAGAATGATCCTACTGGTATAATGGATTTCTATTTTGACGTCGCCAAACAGGTTCTTTACGTTACTAATTTTCAATCGTTATATTACGAAATGCCACAACTTTTAGAACACTTAAAAGTCTACGGAAATGCAAGAAACGTTAAACAGGCAAAGATAGAACCAAAGGCAAGCGGTCACACATTACAACAAATGATGAATAAAGAGACAAAGATTCCTGCAAGCCTTATACAATCAAAGTTAGTTTCACAACCTAAAGACGCTGCATTCGGTTTGGCTTCGATCTACATTGAAAGCGGTAAACTTCAATTGGTAAAAGGAGAATGGAATGATGCGTTGATAAATCAAATGTGTTCGTTTCCAAAGGCGGCACATGATGAGGCTGTAGATTTACTCGGGCTCGCTTGCGATCACTTCTTCAAAACCAACATTTACGACAATTTCACAGGTAAAGATAATTTATTATAGAAAATCGATATATTTGCATAAACTTCACAAAATGAGCGATACTAATTACAATCCATATAAACACATAACTAGGGTTATTACCGTAGATCGTAATTCAGGTAGCATTATAGCAAAGAAAATGGATATTGTTGAGTGTTGTAAAATTGGGCCAATAATGAACGAGAATTTTTGCCCTAATTGCGGTAAAAAGATAATAAGATAAAATGGGCTTAAAAGAACTATCAACAAAATATCAGAACATAGCCAAAGAGCTTGCAGAAAGCAGGCAAAGAAACGGCTTACTGATTGCGTCCGATGGCTTTGCGCTTGTTGCCAATAGGGTTCAAAACACGGGCATTGACATGGATGGTCAAAAGATGCCTTTATATTCGGAAGGTTACAAAGCATTGAGAAAGTCTCTAGGTCTTCCAGTTGACAAAAGGACATTGACGTTTTCAGGTGACATGTTTAGCGATATAAGGCCCGAAATAGTGGAGCACAATGATGAGGTCACAATCATAGAAATAAAGGCGCGTGCATCGTTCAACCAAGCCAAGATAAACTTCAACAGCAAGACGATAGATAAGTCAATCATAGGGTTTTCAAAAGAAGATAAAGCTTTTATAACCGAAGCTAACCAGAAAAGGATTCAAAAAATATTCGATAAATATAAGTAACGTGATGGCAATACCAACACTAACGCAAAAGATCACAGCAATAACCGACTATGTGGAATCACTTGACATTCTATCTAGCTGGGGTGGATGGTGTCACAACCAAACTGACAAAGAACTTCCTTATGGTATTTCGCTCGATCCATCATGTAACGGGAACATTTACAGCTACAATGAGAACGAAATCAGCGGTTATCTATTCCTGAACAACATAGCGAGCACCAACAGCGAGATAAAAAACGAAGTACTGGTAACGGCATCGATTTACATTTTCACGCCTTACAAAGCCATCGGGAATAAGATCAACACTTATGAAGTTCCTTTAGCTATATTCGGCCAGCTTAACAAGCATTTCACATCTCGTCATAAATTCAGATTTTCAACACAAACGGTTCAAAAGTACTTTGACAAAGAAATTGCGTTGATTGACATTGAGTTTCTTTTTTATGGTGATTGCTCGATTCCTACTTTTAAAGATAAAATATGCTAGCTAAGGTTTTAAAACTAGATAAAGAAAACAGGCTTCATATTGCAATAAGCGATAATGATTTTAAAAACATATTAAACAATCATAAAATGACTAAAGAACAAATATTGTATTTGGCTTCAACAAGTCCAGCCGCAATGGCATTTCTAAAAACTGTTTATCCACAGTATTTTGATCACTACTTGGATTTAAGCGAAGTCACAGCTATCGACAACGAACCTAGGACATTAGCGGTTAAGTCTGGCTTTGGCCTTACTCCGGTTGTTTGGGTAGCTAAAACAGGTGATCCTGAAACACAAAACAAATCATTTGCACTTGCAGAGGGTTACGGATGGGAACTTTTCAAGATCGGGGCACAGTCTTTTTTGAGGGCAAAAATAAAGTAGAATGATAACCAACTATCTACTCGTAACATCGATCTTTATAACGCTTCACATTACAATGCTGCCGGGTGAACTATTATCAGGCGTCAAAAAGTACGTATTCGATCATGGTCAAAAATCACATTGGATAACTGCAATGTTTTTGAAGCTTTTGACGTGTCCTAAATGCCTATCCTTTTGGGTTTCATTGATAGCGTTTCAAGATGTTCTGCTTTCGTGCCTTTGTTTTATCACACTTTATTTAGCCGAAAAATTTATAAAATGAAAGCAGAAAAATGGAAGGAGCTTATAATAGAAGCAAAGGACAATGAAGATATACTCAATAAACTATCTTTATTGTTAGAGGAATCAGACACCTGTAATGACTGCACAAATAGCAAAACAAGTGTATGAGCAATGGTTATCAAAAATCTAATGGCTGCGGAGCAGACAAAGAGGGAGGGAAAATTTTTAATACTTTTTTCTATCCTGAACTTCAATCGAAGCACGTCCGCCCGCTTGCTAAAGCATTGAAGGTAATCACGTAATGATAACAAGGATATCAAAAAACAAATACCTTAATGGTGTTTTTTCGGCCTTATATGTTGACGACAAAACGATTTCAAAGCTAAAAGTAGGCGATATTTTTACTACAATTATTGAATAATGACCAAAAAAACAGGCATATACTTAGACGAACGAATCATTGTAGGGAGTAGCGGAACGATTTACAAGATAGTTCCTGAAGCACTTTCTACGACGCGCGCACCAGAATACGAAATAAGGGGCGCACTACTTGGGATGAATACCGATTTTGAAACTCTCATAAAAGCTATCAGATCGGCAAAGAACGTCCTTATCAAGGGTCAAGATAACGCACAAGGTAACGCGCACACGGCGATTAAAATACTCGAAGGTATAGACGAAGGTATGATTAACTATCAGCTCAACAACAGGGCCGCTATTGTAGAATTTTGCTCGCTAGTCTGCATCAAAGAGGGCGAAAAGCTAAACGTTCACACAGAGGAACAAATTAGAGACAAGTATATTGATTGGGGTGAGATCCCGATACTAGATTTTTTGGACTTGGCGGGCAGATTGATACCCGGATTCAGAGAATTTTATCTGGCCGCAATAAAGGGGGAAAGACAACAAAGCGAAACAAGCGAGATTTAGACGCCAAAGAGATAAAGGAAACGTACGAGAAAATGATAATATTTACAAATAAGATATTGGGATATGATTTGATGGTTTTGCGCGGTATGGTTTATTGTCCTGACTTCTTAGATTTGTTTGATCTTGCTAAAAAAATACAAAGTGAAAAGAGAGAATAACTACCAGACAAACATATGGGTTAGATACTCGATGATTCAAAGTCATAACCTAGTATTTTATGGATTCGTACTATTTAGCAGGGAAGAAAGTGATAAGCCTCAAAGCCTCAAAGAATTGGCGGCTGTATTTTCAAAGCGTTTCAATCTTGAATATGACATGGAGCAAAAGTTGATTGACAACTATACGAACACGCAAAAGGTAGTTTTTGAGTTGGTTAAAAGTGGTATCAAAGTTTAAATTGATTGCAATATCAAAGAAACTAACACACCTGAGCGTCCGCAACTGCTTTTTAAAAAGTTTATTTAAACCATCCCATATTTACGCCATCACCATATTTTACTTCATTACGTTCTGCAATGCTTTCGTAAATCGGTTGTGGGTTATTATCCCAAAATTTACCTTTAAGGTTGCAATTTGATTTTACAATCGATTCAGCAACTTCATCAGTTATAAACAAACACTCTTGACCACCTTCGGTTGTTTCTTGATATTCAAAAAATGGCAATAAAGCAGATTTTGAAAAATAACCACCTTTGGTAAGGTGCTGAATTAAATGCTCATTATCCCCAATAAACAATTTTGAGTTATTGATGTCTATTTGACCATCTTTTTTTTTGTAGTAAACGATTATGCTATTCACATCCTTTCTTTTTAATTTACCCTACAAATATAATATATTATACAATGCCACGCACGTTTTTAGAAAATATTTAACATATTATATTCATTACCATTTAACTAATGCAATTAGACATATAAAGACGCTTCAAATTTTATATTTGTGAAAATTTCTTACGTCGATGTTAGATTTCTTAATAAATTCTATAAAGAGGGATAAACCAAATGAATTATTGGTTAAGCCAGTTCAGGAGGCCGCATATCAAAAGGCCATGTACTTGGGCAGCGGTGAAACCCTTGATAAATTACTTTGGGAATATCGAACAAAAGAAAGCGATCCACAAAAAAAGCAGCGTAAAAGGATAACAATATCAAGGTCAAAGCACACGATTAGGCAGATCGAAAATGTCATTAATCAGCTTGACACGATGGATAAGCCAGCGATCAACGTTATACCAGTCGAGAAAGACGATCCGCGCGCTGACATTATGAAAGAGTGGATTTATAACAACAACATAGCGTCTTTCTGCTTTGAAATGGTGAAGTACAATAATATTGTCGACGCCAATTCATTTTGTGTTGCCGGGATCAACGAATACAACGACCTAGAATTTAAAGTCTACCCTTCGTCCAGTGTTTACGATTTCTATATTGTGAACGGCAATCTTCAATACGTGATTTTTCAATCTGAAAGGACTGTCAATAAAAAGACGGTCAAAGATTACATTCTATACAGTGACGAATCGATAGTAAAAGTTATTCACAAAGAGGGCAAACAAGGCATGTTTAACCCTGCTGAAATTGGCCCGATCGAAAACTATTACATCGAAGAAGAGGAAACAAAGAAAAACTTTGCTTTTCCATTAGGCATTTTAAAGGACGCTACAACAAACCAAAAAACATTCGTTGCTTTGGTTGATTCGGCTTCAGAGCTATTAAAGTCACTTCATTGGCAGGGATCAGATTTAGACACAGCAAAAGGCACTCACGGAATTATTCAAAAGTTTGCTTATAGAAATAATTGCAAGTGGACAATGCATGACGAACATGGTACTGCATCATGTATTGGTGGATTCGTAGAACGTAACGGAATACCAACTGGACACAAATGTGATGCATGTCAAGGGTCTGGGGAACAAATGCACACGTCAAGCCAAGACATTATGACGTACCCGTTTCCAGATCCGAGTTTACCAAACCCATTAAAACTATCTGATCTTACACACACCGTTTTTGCGCCTGACAACTTTTTGACGTTCCTAAAAACTGATGTTGCCGACATAGTTGACGAGATCATGAGAACGGTTTTCAATTCTACGATCATAACCAAAGACGAAATTGCAGCCACAGCAACGGAAAAGGTCATTGACTTGCAAGGCATTTATTCTACTTTAAACCAAGTAGGAATGAAGGTCAGCGACCTATTTATTTGGATGTGCGAGGTTAAAGCAAGCATTGAAGGATATGAAGGATTAAGTTTCTTGCATGGGTACACGCTCAATTTAAAACTGGAATCCATTGAAAGTTTGGCAGCAAAAAGAAAGAGCCTATTAGATTCAGGAGCACCGATGGAAATCATTAAATCGGTTGACCTTGCTATAATGCAGAAACAACACATAGACAGTCCACAAGCAATTGAACGTTTTTCAGTGTGGGAACGATACAGGCCATTTTCAGATAAGAGCGAAAACGTAGTAATATCCATCATTTCAGGTCTCGACAAAAACAACCGTTACCGAATCCTTTATGAGTATTTCGGAATGATAAAAAGCGAAGTTACAAGTAAGTACGGCAACGACTTTTTTACAATGGAGCATCCAGAAAGGTTGAGGGTTATCAATGAAGAAGTAGACAAAATACGCGAAGAAATAAAACAATCCGATCCAGTAAACGAGCCTATAATGTTCTAAAAGTTTACACAGATGGATGAATTTTTAGATAAACTTTTACAGCGCACTGATAGAAAACTATCATTCATTGAACGCATGTTGTATAATGCTGTAATCGGCTATCTGATTGATAATATTACCTATGATGATAAAAACAAAATAACCCTCACGAACAACAATACTAGGGCCATTGGCAACATCAATAAATCTTCTGAAAAACTAGGTTCTCTTTGGGGTGACTTTATAAGGTTCGTTACGGGTGGGGTTTTAGACTACTTCAAAAAAGGGTTAAAAGACTTCTTAAAATTCGATGTATCAGCGATAGAAAAATCAAAAGATACTATTGAGAAACTAGAAAAGCAAAGTTCAACAACGGCAAACAAAGTCCTTTCTTTGGAGATAATCTTTTCTGATATAAAATCAAGGGCCATTTTATTAATGAGTAGGCCCGACGGGATAACGCTAAAAGAGCTACGAAAAGAACTCGAAGTTTTGATAGTTGATAAGAGCATCGCCAAAAGATATTACCAGCGTTGGACACATGATATTTATTCGCAATATCAAAGAATTGCAACAAATGAAGTTAGAAAGGAATTAGGTCTTAACTTTGCATTTTATCAAGGAGGGTTAATAGGTGGTTCAAGAAGGTTCTGCAGGGATAGAAACGGTAAGATTTTTCATGAAAGCGAAATACTATCATGGGCAAACTTAGATTGGCAAGGAAAGCAAGAAAGCGGTTACAACCCAATTGCAGATTTAGGCGGTTACAACTGCCGGCATAGACTAGATTGGATCAGTGACGAATTAGCATTTAGATTAAGACCAGACTTAAAAGAACAGTATGAGAACGTTTAGCAGATTTACAGCCACAGACGGCAATAGAATGTTAGTTGATGTTTCTATCATTGTTAGTGTTGTCGACAAAGGACAATTCAGAACGATATTCACACCGTTTGATGAAATCGACGTTTACGAAACACTAGACGAACTAGATATTATTCTTAATCAGTACAAACTATTTATGGCCAATAGCCTAAGAAATTGAAAGTAGACGTAAGTAACATATCAACAAGATACCTACAACGGTACACACTAAAAAAGGAAATCGACAACGGTTTTCAGGTTGATTCTATTACCAATGAGATAATCTACCAAGGCACGGATCATGAATATCTGGTAACGGCCATGTTGAACGCCTACAAAGAAGAAGAAGGAACTATTGAAAAGCAATGTGACGCAGAAAACCTGTTTAGCCGCGACATAGTTCTAAAACATAGTGAAGGCAATTTTGATCTACCAAACTGTATAACTAAAAAGCAAGTAAGGCTCAAAAACTCATTGGATTGTGTTGCTGAAAGAAAGATAAATATTTTTGATTATACCCAAACAGACACAAAGACACTCGAAGGAGAACTGGGACGGGGCACATATTACAATGAGGTTTTCATTTACAGGGATTCATTAGACTTGGTTCCTAGACTTACTTTAAATGAAATATTAGCCTTAGTTGGTGGCATTCCAGATCAGAGCGCAGTAGGCTTTTTCTTGGAATATGCCCAGCTTTTAATTCAACCAATAATAGAAAGACAAACAGATCCTACATATGGAGACTACGACCAAGTAGTTTCAACTAAAGTTAGCATATCGGTAACGTACGTAACAATTTATTCACCTACACAGATAACGCCTGATTGGTTGCCCGCTCTTTTTGGTGGCTACTTTTACAGCAAGCTAAAGAACGACTTAAATAATTGGGGTGCAGAAAATCCAAACGATCAAACAGTAGTAGGGTTGTTTAACACTCCTTTGATCTACCAAGAGGGATATTGGGAAAACGGGAGGACAGGCCAATACATCGACAAAACAATTTCAAACACATACTTTCTTAATGAGATTTTAGAGGACATTTTTGCATGCACAGGCAAAGAGCTGGTAAGTAATTTCTTTGGCATAAACATAGACGGAACACAACCGTCAAACAAGTACTATGAATTTTCAGATTCTTTTTGTCAAGATATGAAAATCGCACAAAGTTTTGATGTAATAAGAGAGGCCGCAATTGAAGACAGTTTTGGTAAATCTGGAATAATAGAAGTAAAAACCCTTATCGCTGATTTGCTTTTTATGTTCAACCTATTTTTTGTTGAAGAAACCGACACGATAAGATTAGAACACAAGTCATACTTCACACGAAAAGGCGTAGACTTAGACGGTAAAGATTACGAGTTTGCGCCCCTAGAAATGAACGCCGAAAAGATCGACCAAGAGCTATTTACATACGTGGTAAATTTCCAAAACAATTCACACTATGAAGCAAAGCTAGTTTATGCAACACCAAACATTTACGCAAAGCCAAACGAGAAAACAAAGGCAACTGAAAAGCTTGTCACAGACATTGCAAGTTCGATCAATAATGAGGAGTTTAACAAATCGGAATACGAAGACTTGTTTTTTTTGCTATCGACAAATGGCAGTGCGGTTATAGGCCTCAACACTCAACTTTCAATGGAAAATCTAATCAGAAAACTTCATGACTTAGATAGGCCAATGAAATCATGTGAAATAAATGGCGAAAAGGTTACTTTTGATGTTTTTAGCGTTGGTTTGTCAGGTTCAATAAAGCTAATGACCAGCGTAATCACATGGCAAAATTTAATGCCTTACATGAGCGTAAAAACTAGATATGGAACGTACTTAATTGAGACAACCGAAATAACGGAACAAGATTTACTTACCTTAAAAATAAAAAAGTAAATGTACGGAATATACCATCCTTTTACGTTCGTTTATACCAGAAAAGAGGTAGATTCCAGAACCGTATTTAAAACACCTCTTTTAGATGTGATCTTTTCGGGCGTTGATACCGTTGCATTTATAAACTACGATACTAACGCCTCAGCTCCAGCAACAATAACCTCACACAATTGGGATATAGACGGCAATTCATACAAATCAGTAAGGGTAACAGCTAACCTAGAAACGGGTAAAAGATACTGTATAAAAATAGGATCAACACACTATTCAGAATTGATTGAATATGTGTCAGGTGAATGTGTTCAAAGGATTGAGACAAAAAACAGTTGCTCAAATCAGTATCACGATTGGGATAACGATTCTGCAACAGTAGAGTTAATTCTTAACGAAAGCCAAATACTGCCAAGCGATCCACAAACAGAAACCATATCAATCATTGGGCCTTACGGAGAGACTAGAAAATCAATCAGTCAATCGGTAACAGAAAGGATTCAATATCTCGGGATTGCAGGATTTAACCAGTTTTTCAACTCCTTAAAAGTAAACGATTATAACACTGTTGATACTGGTATCGGATCAAAAGACATTCGCAATATCGAAGTTTCTGGAAGTGAGCAAGATAACGGTAGATATTCAGTCTTTGAGGTAAGGTTTGAGTTTGCCGACATTTCACAAAGCGCGTCAAGTTGTTGCGATATAATCAACATTGACGACATTTTAAACCCTGAGAATCCAGACAATAACCAAATCGAATGTGTAGACTTTACGGCCTCAATAGTTGACACTGACGGAACATTAAGCGTTACTTTAACAGATGCTCCACTTGGTACACCTTCTTACAAATGGTATCGCAACGGGGTTCTAATATCCACGGGCACAACGGCAACGGTTACAAGTTCAGGAGAGTATAACGTTTTGGTTCAAATAGGAGTTTGTAGGGTCAATTCACTTTATGTTGTCGATAATGAATGTGATGATTTTTCGCTTGTACTTTCTTTGGTAGGCAACGAGTTAAATGGGGTTGTTTCCAATGTTCCAGATGGCGAAACAGAAACATATTCCATTAAAACTGGTGGTGTAGAAGTTGCAACGGCTTTGCCTTATACGGCTCTAATAAGTGGTACATATTGGGTAACGGTCGAGGCTGGGGAATGCAAAAAAGTAAAAGGGATTTACATAACAGTTTCAGAAATTGATTGTGATTTTACGATAAGTATAACGTCGAGCGGGAACACACTAACGGCAGTAACGGACGCACCTACACCGTCTTACGAATGGTTAATAGATAGGGGTGGTGGTGAAGGCAAACAAGCACTTGGCACAGCATCGACACAAACAAGATCAGGCGAAGGAGTTTATTTCTTGAAGATCACGAACGGCACTTGTTCAAAAGAAGATTATGTATTTTTTGCGTCATCAGATAAAGACGTTTATTGTATAATCAGAAATGCAATAGGATTCGAGTTTGTTGTTTACGGTATAAATTTGCTTACCACAAGCCCAACAGACTTAGAAATAACTATCGATGGACTCAATGTTACTTATACAGCTTCAACGCCAACACTTGCAAGCGAATGGTCATATAATTCTGAAGGGCTATTACTTACATCAGAGGCGCACGCGCTAGAATATTCTTTAATCGTAATTCACAAAGTATAAAATGAGGTTATTAGGTATAATATTATTTCTATTGTTTGCTGTTTCGCTTTTCTCACAGTCTGGAACGCGACCAAATCAAATTCAGGGTTCGCCGTACAAGGGTGGGGTTTTGGTAACAAAGGCAGCGTATTACGATCATGCAAGAAAAGACACTTTCTATATTTACCAACACATGCCAATTGACAGTTTGGGAATAGTTGGGGGTGCTGATTCTTTTTACATCAACGGAGTTTGGGTTTACAATGGTGATACGGTAAATATTAGTGGAAGTATGCCTGACAGTATATATTCCACATCTCCAGGAGGAACAAACGACCAAATATTACACCTAAGAGATGGCAGCGGTACGGTTGATTTTGATCCGTCCAGTTTGAATGAAATCCAGTATGTTGATGGATATATTACAACGGCTGGAGCTTCTATTTTATCTCCGCACTTATTGAAGCGAGTTAATTTATCAGCGATGCCAAAGGGCGGTTTTTTCATACCTCCTGACTATCAATTTGCCATCGATGAAGATCCTTTCAATGAGTTGGGTGAAAGCTTTATTATTGCAGATTCATTATATTATAAAAGATGCCAAGAATGCGATACTCTCTTTGTCGGTATTATTGACACTTCAAGTATAAATGAACGAGGCGTCCCTAGAATATCCAATGATTCACTTTTTTATAAAGAATGCTATGTATGTACTGAATATTATTACGGAAAAGTCATACATCCAAACGATCCAGACACAATTGTCGGAAACGAATTTGGAACCCTTTTCAAAGGCGATCCGGATCAAATAAAATACATTGCTTGTGATACATGCGCACAGCAAGTAATATCAGATAATTATATAATAGTAGACGACCAAGGCGGCGGTCAATTTGAGTGGATTATACCAGAAGGTGGGGGATCTATTCTTTTGGACACAACTTCGACAATAATGGGCCTTGTCTCTCAGTACGATATTGGGGGCGGCAATTATCACTTGAAGGTAAGAATACCAGATAGAGATAGCTTGAATGAAAGAGGCATCCCAAGACTAAGTAACGATTCTATTTTTTACAAGTATGGGCCAAATGCTGTTGAGTTTTTTGTGGGTAAAGTTACCCATCCGCCGCACTACGCGGACCCAGATTCTATTGTTGGTAACGAATATGGAATTTTGTATAAAGGCGACCCAGATCAAATCAAGTATAACGCCTGCCCTACTTGTCCAGACCAACAGATAACTGATAATTATATTTGGGTTGACGATCAAGGTTTTGGTATAAGTGAATGGGTTTTACCTGAATCTGCGGGAGTAATTGGATTTGATACCACAGACACAAACATCAATGGAAATGTTGCAATGTATTCGGATGGTTTTGGTGGGTATAAACTAAAAGTTCGATTATCTGACACTGATTCCTTGAATGAGCGTGGTTCGGCTAGATTCAATCAAGACTCCATTTTCTATAAACCTTGTCCTGCCTGTGCTGAAAACTTCGTAGGCAAGGTATTGCATCCGGCACCTACTGTTGATACGCATTTATTTTCTGGTGACAAGACGGCAACAATAGATATTAATCATGATATTAACGATAAAAAATTCTTATTTACTAACAGCTTAGACACATTGCTTTATCTGGACCCTATAAACAATGGCCTAAAAGTAAATATAGGCACGAACCCCGGATTGACTTTTAATGAGAATATGTATAAGTTAAGAATAGGAATGAAGGATGCCACTGATTATGCTTTCTCTATATCTAATCAATTTTACGGGGTTGATCCGTGGTTTCATATTAATTCTAACGGGATAGGCGCTGTAGGGAACGGAACCACAATACCATTTTTCTCAATTGAATCAGACCCTTCTTTAACTAGGGAGTTAAGAATGTATGTGCAGCCATCTACAGAATATTCTTGGCTTTGGGCCAAAGGCCAAAACAGTTCACCTAATAGGAATGACTTCCATCTTTACGGTAATAGAGACTTTGTGATACAAGCAGGGCGAAGCAATTCAGTCACTAATATCGGCGGCAACATTTACTTTCAGGGAACGGCGGCTAAGTTTGTGAATTGGGGGTCTTTGTCTAACAACAATGCTACTATTATCGATCAAGTAGGTACGGCAAGACTTTACCAACTAGACGCTTCTGGAACATTAAAAAACATAATCCAAGCAGGGGGCAATTCTTATCTGTTAGGCAATTTAGGAATAGGGAATAATAATCCTACATCAACATTAGATATAACCGGGAATTTAAAAGTATCAACGCTTTCTGCCACGGCTACATCGATAGGTGCATGGAGTGCAACAAATGAAGCCACAAAGCTTACATTAGGTGATGGGTTTTCAATTAATAGTAGTGTTTTAAATTATAATAATTCATTTTGGCGAAGAGTTGGGAGTGTGTTAAGCCCATTAAATGTAAATGATAACTTAAGTGTTGGCAACGTAGATACCACTTCTTATAAGTTTGCGGTAAGGGGTCAGGGCGCAACTGATTTAGTAAATATATATGGTTATAAAGTAGACTCTTATGCACCGGCTTTAACCGTTAACAGTAAGCACGAATCAACTTTTTCCAGAATAGTAGACTTAAACTTAGGAAGAACAGGTGCATCTCCCTATATTAAAATTGGGGAGTTTATGGATGTTTTAACAGAGTCTACAAAAAAATATAACGTAACATTTACAGGAGGGACCCACACTGGAAGCTTGTTCCAAAACAGGATGGACTATCCGTCTTGGAGGATTAACGCAGGGACGTCTTCAAAAATAGATATTAATCTTACAGGCAAAAATTATTATAATCCTCTTTATGGCATAACCTATGCCAATGGAAACATATACATATATTTTTATTCTACCTTGCAAACAGATTCAGTAACAGTTAGATTGAAAAATAATGCAGGCACTTGGTTTGACCTTACAAGTACGAAGAAGAAATTAAATTACGGTACTGACGGTTCTGGGTATTACTATTTAAAATTTACAGTAGGGTCATACAATTATATTACAGACGTAGAAATTACTGCCGTTGCTGGCGTTGGTAACGCTTGGATCAGTGGCGTAAAATGGGTATTAGATAATGAACCAATAATAGATGATTCTTATGTTAGAAATTATGGGACCTTGAACAATATCTTTACTAACCTAGATTTTAAAAATGATTCGAATTTATCTAAAGTATTGATAAGCCGTACAGGTAATTCTTACTTCGATGCTGGGAATGTAGGTATAAAAAATATTTCACCTGCTTATCCTTTGGATGTTACTGGTAACATTCATGGAACCCAGCAATTAATTTTAGAGAATGATAAATTTGTAACATTTGGAAGTGGGGGTGGTAATGTTGGTATTACTGGAACTATAGCATCAAACTCACTTAGTTTATATACAAACTCCCTTAATAGATTGAGAATTGATGGTAGCGGTAAAGTTTATATTGGATCAATTGGTACAGGCTTAACGGCACCCGCTACATCTGGAACAATTAAACCGGTTATCACTGATGTAAATGGTATGCTCTCTTTTACAAACTGGCCTGATCCAGATTCTTTAAATGAGATTCAGCATATTGACTCTTTTGCATTCACAACCGTAAATAATGTTGATGTGTCTTTATCTAAATCAGATACGGTTAAACATTTGGATCTTGCTCGATATGAGAATGTTATCAACAAAATTAAGACAGAAAAAACAAATCAAATAGTTTTACTTGGTGACGACTTTACAGCAGGAGAATCTTTAGGTAATGCTTTACAAAAGCGTGGTATTGATTGGTATCGTTATTCTCCAGATTCAGTTGTTTTAATGAGCTCAGCTTCTAAATTAAATAACCGTTATGGTACAAGTGGTATAATTCAAGTAGCACCTACAGACTCAATCAAAATTACACACAAAGGGCGAAGGCTTAACGTATATGCTATTGGCGCAGCTGATTCAATCTATGTGAGATCCTTTAATCAATCTGAAAGTTTTTCATATCGCTTTTTATCTGAAGCTAAAACTGATTTGGATTACCACAACTCGACGGGTTATACTTCTAATATCCCAGACAAAGATGGATATTGGACATCTGTCATTCGACCAAAATCAACTTCAATCCAAATATTTGCAATAGTTGTTCAAGATTACACTAACATAATTGACCAAACAAAAGAAACTTTGAACGCCGATTCTCTTTATGCAGCTCGTTGGAATATTGCATGGGGACAAACAGTGATAGCTCCATTGGTCCACACAGACCAAACGGGATTAATGAACATTATGACCAATAATACAAAGGGACTAATGTTCACTAATAACGATATAGTAATTAAGAAAGCGATTGAGAAAAATTGGGCAGCTATTCGTCCAACAGCTACAATCAACTCTTTTGCAAAAAGGGTTGATGATTTGGTAGATGTTTCACTTTTGGAAAACAGGAATTATCAAGAGTATCAAGATAGTAGTTATGTCTTCATTAAAAATCATGATCAACGATTATGGTTCGAAAACTCAACTTTGAAATCAGGTATAACAGGGGACACGATATTGGGAGTTGGGAATATATACACAAAATCAGATTCAATTCTAGGCGTAGCCACCAATAGATATGTTGATATGCGAGCTGATAAAACATTGTCTTTTGTTGGTAACTCTTCATCTGATACAGCTACTACAGTTGTAAGTAGATTTGGAATAGGTTCAGTACATACTGATAAAATTGGTGGGGGACACTATTCAATCG